GGGCATGATGCCTCCGGGCGCAATGCCGCCAGCAGGTGGTCAACAGCTTCCTCCGCAACTCATGGCCGCTCTTGCTGCCAAGGGTGGCGCAGGTGGACTCCCTCCTATGGCCCGCAAATCGGGCGGTCGCGTAGGTCAGGGAATGCCAAAATACCAAGAAGAAGATTATGGTTCCGGATCTGGCCTTGGTCGTTTGGAAAAGAAAAAATGGCCTACAGCAAACGGAACTGAATAAGGAGTCTTATGGCTGGACTTGATTTGCTCCTCTACCGCAAATTAGAGGAGCGCATTGATGAGGAAAGGGAGAAACAGGCAGAGAGCATTCTGAACGGTTTCTCCCAAAACTATGAGGACTACAAGAACCGCGTTGGGTATTTAAAAGGATTATCCGACGCACTTATCTGGGCGAAGGAGGCAATGGAAGACATTGTCGGCATTGATAGAAAAGCGAGATAAACGATGAAGACTGCTACTATGAAAATGCTCCATGCGGCTGACCCCGCAGCGGAGTTAAAAACTGCGATTGGTGACATTTCCAAAATTCAAGTAATGCACAACAACATTCTCTGCGCCGTATATAAGCGGCCAGAACGTACGGCCTCCGGCCTTTACCTCTCAGACGGTATCCGCAAAGAAGACGAATATCAGGGCAAGGTAGTTCTTGTGCTGAAAAAAGGTCCTATTGCGTTCAAAGATGACGATAAAACGGCTTTTGCTGGACAGGATGTAAACATAGGCGATTGGATTGTTCTGCGTTCGTCAGACGGTTGGAAATTGAACATTAACGGTGTTCTTTGCCACGTCATTCAAGATGTTCAAATTAAAATGGTCATCCCAGAGCCAGATATGGCGTTTTAAGGAGGTATAAATGTCAGAATTAGAAGCTGCTGAAGTAACAGTTACAACCCCCAATGCACCTCAAAACATAGATTTTGACCTTGGTGCAACGCAAAATGAACCCGTTGCAAAAGTTGAAACGCCTAAACAAGACGATGGCGTTGAACTTTTAAAACGCCAATTGAGTGAAAAACAGCGTGAAGCTGAAGAAATTCGTCGTCAAAAATTTGAGGCGGAACGATATGCTCAAAAAGCCCAACAAGAAGTTAAAACATATCAGGTTCAGGCTCAAGACAATCAATTAACGGCATTTGTTAACGCAATTGCCAGCTTTGAGCGTGATGCTGAGATGCTTGAGCGGGATTATGCTAACACTTTATCAGAAGGTGATTACGCAAAAGCCGCCAAATTACAGCGCCAAATGGCACAAGTTGAATCAAAACTTATTCAATTGTCTCAAGGCAAAGAAGCTGTTCAAGAAAAACTTAATTATGAGCGGCAAATGCTTGAGCAACAACGCCGTCAACCGCAACCGCAGTACGAACAACAGCCTACTGACCCAATTGAAGCGCAAATTCAATCGGTTAAAAGCCCAACTTCACAAGCTTGGCTGCGTTCTCACCGTGATGTTCTTGCTGATCCGGTCAAAACAAAACTTATGACCGCCGCACATTATGAAGCTGACGCTCTTAATATTCAACCAGATACCCCAGAATATTTTGCACACATTGAAAGCAAAGTTTATGGCGGTGAACCTGTACAACAAACTGTACAACAACCCCGCCAACGCCAAGCTATGGCGGCTGCACCCGTTTCGCGCACCAATTCAGCGCAAACTTTCCGTGCTGGTCAACAAGTTACTATGACCTTAAGCCCTGCGGAACGTCAAGCTGCCCGCGATATTGATATGAGTGACGAAGAATACCTTGAAGCTAAATTATATTACCAACAAAAGAACATGTTGTGAGGTAATCCATGTCAGAAGCAGTCAAACGCGGCCCCGGACGGCCATCTAAAGCCCCAATTACAGAACAAATGGAACAAAACATGACCGAATTACGCCAAAATGACGCCCCAGAGTTGGGTGTAGCCCCAGTTACCCGTGGCCTACGTGAAGCTGCGCTTCGTGCTGAAGAATTGCGGGCCAGAATGAACGATGATTCAATGGACCCATCAATGTATGATGAGTTCTACATCGATCCACGTAAGATTCCAGAAGGTTGGGATTACAATTGGAAACGGGAATCCATCGCGGGCATGACAGATGAGCAGAATATGCTTGAAATGCGGTCTGGCGGTTGGGAACCAGTGGATACCCGCCGTCATCCGGACATGATGCCTATTGGTCATAACGGTGCAATACGCAAAAAAGGCATGATTCTTATGGAACGTCCTAAAGAAATCACGGACATTGCCAAGGATCGGGAACTTTCCACCGCCCGTGAACTGGTTAACCAGAAAGAAAAGGCTTTGGGCATCGCCCCAGCAGGTACTTTTGAGCGTGACCGTAAGCAAACGGGCATCAAAAGGTCCTATGAGCCAATGCAGATTCCACGCGTATAATAAAAAGGGGGTTTCGGCCCCCTTTTCCTATTGCACTATGTTTTAAACAGTGTTATAGGACCCCTTATAACTCCATTACGCGCCGTAGTGGGCTTCCCCATGTTGGATAAATAAAGACACGCTGTCTGATTTTATCCTACTGAAAAGGAGCGACCTATGGCGAACACTTCTGCGCCCAATGGTTTCGTACTTGCAGGGTTTCTGGACGGACGTAATGGTTCATTGGGCCAATCGGCGTATCAGATCCAATCTGGCTATTCTTCAAACATCTTCTCCGGTGACCCCGTACAGATTTCTGGCGGTTATGTAATCGCTGGCGCTGGCGGCACGACTGCCGTTCTTGGTGTCTTCATCGGTTGCGAATACTACAATTCGTCCGTAAACAAAGTTGTCTGGTCGCCTTACTGGCCCGCCAGCACGACCGTACCATCGGGTACGACGATTACGGCCTACGTAATTGTTGACCCACAGGCTACGTTTAACGTTCAGTCTTCGGGTTCGGCAGCAGTTACTCAGGCTCAGGTCAATTCTAACATTGACTACGCTGGTAACTCACCTGCATCGCCAGCCGCTTACCAACTTTTGACTGGTCAGTCGACTGCATATGCTAACCAAGCCAACATCAGCACGTCTACGACGTATGCTTTCCGTATTCTTTCGCTCATCACTGCACCTCCGGGCGCAAACGGCACGGATACGACGACTGCATACAACCGTATCATCGTTGCTTTCAACAACCAGTCCTTCCGCCTGACGGCTGGGTCGTAATAGGAGTAAGTTCAAATGGCTATTAATCTCAGTCAGATTCGTGACCTTCTCCTCCCCGGCCTCCGTGGAGTTGAAGGTAAATATTCGCAGATTCCATCCCAGTACGACAAGGTGTTCGAAATCACCAAGTCGAACATGGCTTTGGAACGCACCGCTGAAATGCGTTACCTTGGTCTTGCTCAGTTGAAGCAAGAAGGTGGTAACACGCAGTTCGATAACGCCGCTGGTGAGCGTTACGTGTACAACCAAGAGCATAACGAAATTGCACTTGGCTACGCGATCACCCGTAAGGCTATCGACGACAACCTCTACAAAGCTCAGTTCAAGCCAACCAACCTTGGTCTTACTGAATCGTTCCATCAGACCAAAGAAATTTACGCGGCTAACGTGCTTAACACGGCGACCACGTACAATGCATCCATCGGCGCTGACGGTGTGGCACTTTGCTCCACGTCGCATCCTATCGATGGCGGTCTGACGATTGCTAATACCCCAACTGTACAGGTCGATCTGAACGAAGCAACCTTGCTTAACGCAATGGTTTCTATCCGCCAGAACTTCCGTGATATCGCTGGCATCAAGATTTTTGCCCGTGGTCGTAAGTTGATTGTTCCTCCTTCACTTGAACCAGTTGCTATTCGTCTTACAAAGACGCAGCTTCGTCCGGGTACGGCAGATAACGATACCAACGCGATCCTCTTTACGGGTGGCGGTCTGCCAGAAGGCTACATGGTCATGGACTTCTTGACCTCCAACTACGCTTGGTTCCTCTTAACAAACATTAAGGGTCTTGTGTACATGGAGCGCATTCCATTCGAAATGGACATGCAAGTCGACTTCACGACAGATAACCTTCTTGTTAAGGGCTATGAGCGTTATTCTCTGGGCTATTACAACTGGCGTTCTATCTACGGTTCGTTCCCAACTTCGTAAGTTAAAGGAGAAGTCAACATGGCTATTACAGGCTACTCCGGACCGCTTATGGTATTTGGGCAGAGTCCGTTTACTCCTAATGAGTACAACCCGGACATCGGTGGCTCATCTTTGTTTTATGCTGGTGCGGGGATCATGGACCCCCGCACTCCATTCACCTATCTACCGGGTGAGGCACAAGCAGCCGCTGATTTTGGCTGGTTGGGCTTTGACAACATTACGACGATTAATGCTGTTCCTTACACCAAGGCGGCTGGTGCAATCGTTACTTCCGCAAATGCTACCAGCGCCACTTTGACGTTGAATAGCAGCAACAGCGCCACGACGGGCGTCTACTATTCGACGAACTTTGTTCGTTCGGACACGGGCGCAACTGACACGGTGCTGGCTACGGACGCCTACACGTCGGTCACCGCATCGTTCTCAAACGGTGTTATGACGATTACCGCGAACTCAGCAATGCCAGTTTCGGCTGGTATGGTTGTTATTTCGACGGCGGGTACGGTTTCTCAGGGCGTTGCGGCTGGTACGCAGATTGTATCTCAGTTGACGGGCGGTGCTGCTGGTCAGGGCGTTGCTGGTACTTACCAAACCAACTCCAACCTTACGGCTACTTCCGGTACGGTTACTTTGGCGTATCAAAACGTTCAGCAGTGTGTTGTTCCAAACAACGCACAGACTCCGGGTGTTGTGCTTTGGAATCCTGCGGCTGTTGCTGGTCGTGCTGTTGCGGTTACTGCCGCATCGGGCGCTACCGCCACCACCGCTACGGTTTCTGGGTATGATTGCTATGGTTACCCATTGGTTGAGGCCATTACCATCACGGCTGGTTCTCAGGTTTCGGGTAAAAAGGCATTCAAGTACATCAAGAGCGTTGTTCTCAATGCCGCTGATGCTACCCATGCTTACTCGGTCGATACGACGGACGTTTTTGGTTTCCCAATTCGTTCGGACGCATTTGGTGACATTTTGGTCAACTACGCAACGTCTTTGACGGCTACTACGTTGATCACTGCCGCCACCAACTATGTCGCATCGGATCGTACGGTAGCAACAAGCACAACTGGCGACGTACGCGGTACGTTTGGCGCATTTACCTCTGGTACGGGCGCTAACAAACTGATCGTTCGTCAGTCTCCACAACCTTACATGGTACAAACCGCTAATCCGGGCCTGTTTGGTGTCACCCAGTATAGTAACTTTTAAGGAGTAGACCATGAAAGGTCATAAGCATCACGAAATGCATGGTGAACACCACGCCCACGGCGGCGCGGCTCACCATATGGTAAAGAAGCATTCTATGCATTCGATCAAGCGCGCTGCCCACAAAAAGGGCGGCAAGGTTGAATCGCCAATGCATGGTGAAGTAGACGAAGATCCAACGCCAAACGAAGTGTACGCTGGCGCTGGTTCGCACACCGTACATGAAGCTGGCGAAAAGCATGCTGCCCGCAAGCGCGGTGGCCGTACTCACAAGGCGCACAAGCACCTTGAGATGCATGGTCATCATGCTCATCACCGCCTTGACCGCCCTGCCCGTAAGTCGGGTGGTGCAGTTGGTGGCGCTGAAATGCGTCCATTCTCTGCTGCCAACAAGGTTAAAACCCCTGCTGGCCGCATGGTGGAGCCGGGGGAGTCGTAAGCCGTCAGCATCATGCTGATGGCGGCGGAGCGAAGTGGATTCAGGGTGCTATCAAGCATCC